ACTTGCACACTTACATTAGAACTTTGAAATTTATGTTCTTTAATACTGTTTTCAAAAGTAGTATAACCTGCTTTCATTCTAACAGGATCTAACATAATCATATAATCATATGTATGTTCAATTGTATCTTTTGCATTACCTGCAAAGTTTTTCAAAGTGATTGGTCTTGTTTTCTTTGCTACTGGTTGAAACATTTTGTCTTGCATCTTGCATTCAATTTGTACCAAAGGCAAAGGATTATTAGTCACAAAATCATGACCAAGTTTATCATTCATGCCAACGTACTTCAATTGTTTACCACTATATTTTTCAATAGCAAGTTCAACAATTTCAGTACGAAGACCTCGGACTTGGGCTCTCTTCAAACCTTCACAAGCAACAGCGGTTCCAAAGATTTCTTCCCAATCAAAAAGATTCCAATTAATATTCATTTGAATTGACACTCCACCATCATTTCAGTTAAAGCGGCAAGTAGATTAATTTCCTGATCTGCAACAAAGGCAGATTGGTATTGATACTTGCCAATAATCAATACCGCTTGAGGAATAGTTTGAGGTTCAAGATACGTATAAAGATTATCGTAAATTGACCTAAAGATATGAGAAGGTTCATTGTCTAGGTTAGACGATACCCAACTCTTAACCGTAGTAAATTTCTTTGCTTTAAGTGCTTGAGTCAGTTCACCAAATCGGACATCAGTCAAATCAGAAAGAATGCCACTATCAATTATTCCACCGACTGCATATCTTTGACACTCGTTAAGTGTACGACGCCAGTCAGGGAAGAACTTTAAGATGATTTGGGGAAGAACCTTTGGATCATATTGTACGCCTTCTTTCTCAAGTATAAACCTGAGACGGTCGTAGAAGGTTCCTGCCAATTGTTTCTTTTCTTTTCCTGGGAGGGAAAAGTCAACCACTGCACACCTGGAGTGCAGGGGTTCGATGAGTTTGTTTTTGTAGTTACAGGTGAAAATAAACCTACAGTTACCATAAAATGCCTCAATGTTTGCCCGTAAAGCGAGTTGTACATCTGAGGTTGTGTTGTCAGCTTCGTCAACAATGATGACTTTGTGTTCTGATCTGCCAGATAATGATAGGGTCGATGCAAAATCTTTAACCTTGTTTCGTACTGTGTCAATTGCACGTCCTTCGTCGGATCCATTAATAAGAATATAATCAGCACCCAATTGTTCGCAGAGTGCTTTTGCGACGGTAGTTTTACCGATACCAGCGGTTCCATATAGTAACAGATTAGGAATCTGTCCTTTCTTTAAGAATTCATTGAATGTATCCTTAGTGCTTTGAGGAAGAATACACTCATCAATATTTCTGGGTCTATACGCCTCCACCCAGATGAAAGGTTTTTTATCAATTTGGTTCATAGTATTATAAATAAAAGTGGGACGATACTTTTCAACTATGCTTATATACAAGATAGTCAATCAAGTGAATGGTGATTTTTACATTGGAAAAACAACCAAACCAAAAGAAGTTAGATTACAAGAGCATTTTTATAACTCTTCATACAACTCACAAACACATCTCCATAGGGCAATGAGAAAATATGGTTGCTCTAATTTTAGCATAGAAGAAGTAGAAATCCAAGTTCTGGAAGAAAAATTAAACGAAAGAGAAATATTTTGGATAGGAAATTTAAATCCAAAATACAATATGACTTCTGGGGGAGATGGTGGAAAAACCCACCACTCACCTAATTTTATTAATGCGATGAAAGAATATCATAAAAATAAACCAAAAGAAGAATATGCTACTTATGGTATGAAAGGAAAGAAACAATCTCAAAAATTTCACGAAGCAATTAAAAAATCAAATTCAAATTCAGTAAGTATTAATGGAGTTGAGTATGAAAGTATTAAAGATGCGATGAAAATTCTTGGATGGACTGAAAAAAGAGTTAGATACAGAGTTGATAGTCCTAACTACCCAGATTGTTTTCGTTTAAGAGAAAAAACTAAAAGATAATCAAACCTCACCAAGTTTCATACTCTTCATTTCATAATGTTTATATTCAAACTCCGTATTCAGAATCAGGTTCTAATGCAATAAAGTATTCCAGTTTACTTAAAGGATCTGCTGCAGTAATTAATCTGGAGAATTTTGCTGCTCTAGTACAAACGTCAACAGTATAGTCACCAGGGATGATCTTAATAGTTTCCATCTTAAACTTGAAACAGAAAGGAACATCGGACTTTCCAACTACATGGGAAACAGTATTAGATGTTTCATTGTCCTTATCCTTTACGACAATATGAACATCATCACCTGCTGACTCAAGACATAGGTCAGGAAGATGAAGAACCCTAGATGATTTGATTAAGGATTCAAGAACTTCATTCGTCAAGTTGAAAGAGAACTGGGTTTCTGGTAGATCTAATTCCTTATCTGGAGGAAGAACTAAAACCTCAGGATCACAGAAGAAATACTTCAGTTTAGTTCGTCCTGATTTAATTGTAAGATACGAATCATTATTGAATTCAAAGTCAATATCTTTTGATTGATCAAAAAGATCCCAACCGTTGATAAACTGTCCAAGATCATAGATAGCAAATGCTTCAGGAAACTCTTCCTTTACTTCTGCTTTAGCAAACACATTTTTAGTTACCGAAATGGTTGCAATTTTAGATCCAGGTTTGATGTAGATCGAATTGTTAATCGTAGAAAAATTCTTAAGAATGAATTTTGTACGGTCTGATACGTTCATAATTACTGAGGATAGGTTTCACGGTTTGCGTTTTTGTCGTTGAAGTGTAAGAGGAGAACTGCATAGTGAAGGATCTTAAAGATATCACGACGGGCAGTTCCTTTCTTATCATAGCGTGAAGCGTACTTCAGGATGTTAGATCGGGAGAATGCCTCACCATCACCACACGCTTCAATTAGATCAAGTGTCTGGATTTTGTCGTCACCAGCAGAGTAGTGCTGCTGGTATGTACTAGCAATGTATTCACGAAGTTCATGTAGAATTTCGTTTTCGTTGTACTTCCAAGGAGTAGAAGTAACCAAGTCAATAGTGTTTTCGCTCATGTTAAGTTCATCGTAAAGTAAGGACCAAGAATTAATCATACACCATACTATCAGAGATTTTCAGATTCGTCAACCTCAATGTCGATTTCAGCATCAACCTTGTCATAGAGTTCCATAAAGGACTGCTTGGTCTCATCATCAAAACGGTTCAAACAAACTTTAATTGCTTTTGCTTTATCATTGAAGATGCTATAAGCACGGATGATATGAACCAGACGACGAGTAGAAATGATCTCATCAATACCACCATCATAGAATGTCTTACGAATGATGCCTGCCCAATCAACCAAGTTCTTGCAAAATTCACGATCTTCGACACCAAGGTCAAGAGCATTACCTTCAAGAATCTTCTTCTCAATCGTAGCAGTAGGATACTCTTGCTCAAAAGTTACAGGGAATCTCTCCAGGAATGCTTCATTGAGAACGTTAGTGCCGATAAAACGACCATCATCAGAACCTTTGCCCTTAGTATTGGCAGTAGCAACGACAGTGAAACCATCAGCAGGCATAACATGCTTACCAATCTTCTTCAAGAAGACACCTTTACCTTCTAGTATGGACTGAAGACATAGAATTTTATTACTAGCAAGGTCAACTTCATCTAAAAGAAGTATTGCTCCACGTTCCAAAGCTTCGATGACTGGACCATTATGCCAAGCAGTGTTACCGTCAACCAAACGGAAACCACCAATAAGATCATCCTCGTCAGTTTCAATGGTAATGTTCACTCGAATCATCTCTCTATTTAGAGAAGCACATGCCTGCTCAACAGACAGAGTTTTACCATTACCAGACATACCAGTAATGAATGCTGGAT